GTCGAAGGGTCAGCAGCCTACCTAGATGCTAAAACAATCGATGAAGAGAATGGATATTCAGATGCTATGGAGTCCATGGAGAGAAAGTACTGGGAAGGGTACACAGATGCTCTCTATGAATTGGAAGCTCTGATTAACAAATAGCCCGATGCGATCCTGGCGGCTTCGGCCGCTGGGGTCGCGTTTTGTTTGTGTTGAGACCCACCCTCCCTGTCTCTTACTTATTCTAAGGGAGTTGTTGGAGAGAGTTAGCTCCTGGTGTGACCTACATCACAGCAAATGCTATTGGCCACTAGAGGGCCCTAGGGTTAAATAAGGAATGAAAGAGAGGGCTAAGCATGGAGAAATTAAAACGTAGTAAGGACCGTAAGGTAGCTAATTCGCTAACCGCTAGTAATGGCGTGCGTATTGCTAATTCTTTCGGTCTCCCGGCGGGTAAGGCATATTCATGCCCTAGCGCCACTAGTATCTGCACACGCATATGCTACGCGGGAAAACTAGAGAGAGTCTACACGGGCGTTAAGGCTAACCTTATCCACAATTGGGACCTATTGAGAGACGCGGACCATGACACTATGGAAGCGCTATTAATGGACATGATTGCAGACTTTCGCAAGGAATGCGATAAATGGGATGCGCCTAAAGAATTCCGGATCCATTGGGACGGGGACTTTTTTAAACCAGACTATACATTCGCATGGAAGCACGTTATTCTAAATAACCCGGATATCCTATTTTGGGCCTATACACGTGTCGAATCGGCCGCGTACATGCTCAAGGGTATGGATAACCTAGCGTTATATTTCTCAACCGATAGCGAGAATATCGAATCGGCTAAGAGATTGAAAGAGCACGGTATCAAGCTGGCCGGATTACATGAGACTTTTGCTCAAGCGAAAGACATGCTCATGGAATTAGGCGAGAGAGGCGCTAAGTGTCCGGAACAGCGGAAGCAAATTCCACTAGAGGGCGCATGCGTCGCATGCAGAATCTGCCTAAAGGCCGACGCAAACATTACATTCTCAATAAGTAAACGATAAAGGGAGAGATATGGGAAGAAACCTGGCAATGGAGCTGGCGGGAGGGTTGGGAGACCTATCCTTGCAGCACCAAATAAAGATACAGCTAACATCAAATCACTATCCACCGGTACCGTCTAGCATGGTATTCCCATGCATCGCGGCCATTACCGCCGTTAATGAGCAAGACAGCGAGCGCCTAATTGAATTACCCGATGGCGTACTATGGAAAGGCCATAAAGAGGCACCAGCTTATGCAATAGTGGACGCCCACCACCTGGATCCATGGGTAGACTATGACGAATGAATTCCTGGTGTTAATGGATCAAGTACTAAAAGAGGGATTAGAGATCATCGATTCCCTAGAAGACACAGAGTTGCTCCTCCTAGACGAGTAGAGCACACGCTCCCGGCGGTAGTTAGCCCTCCTGCCGGGAGCTTTTCTTTTTTAAGGTTGTTTTTTTTAGCCTACACCCATCCAAATGTTTGTGTTGGCCCACCCTCCCCTTATCCCTTCGGGATAGGGTAAGAGAGAGAGAGGCTGTGACCCAGGTCACATGTGATATTACTCACGCAGTGATATTCATCACAGCTCAAGAGAGTTGAGTCGGGTCGGCTCAAGTTTGCCCATTCAAGCTAATTCCACCGGGAATTTGCGATCTCGAGAGAGATAAGAAAGAATGAGCTGAAGAGAGAGAGAAGGAGAGAGAGAGAGAGTAGAGAGAGAGCCATATAGCCGACATTAAATGTCGACAAATCTGCTAATTAGGCTACTGTGAGCCACATCACATGACCCAGCAGTCGTGCAACCAGCTCTACAGCCTGTTTCCCAGAAACATATACGCATATGTTGCTATCTCTGGCTAGATGAGAGACTAATCAAGCAGAGATCGTATGGGCACACTCAATCCCTCTCTATATCTCTCTTGAATAGGCTCTCTCTAATTAAAACAAGGAGATGTAAACCTATTAAGCGCCCTTTCGCCAGCGTGATGCAGGTCACATCAAATCCTATTGGCCACTAAGCCACACGGCTTTAATGTATGTCTTGTACCTACCACTCACAAAGGGAGAAACAAATGGACTACGGAACTATGTTTGATCATGTAATCGAGTACCACCTAGAAGAAGAAGCTAAGCACGAGAAAGAGAGCGAAGTGGCATTTCATGCCCTTATGGACCTAGTACGTCCAGCCCTCACCAGCAAGCAACAAGAAGAAGTAATCAAGTTATATGTAGATGCGACCTATGCCAAGTTTTGGGCAGGTTGGCACTCCAAGGGCTATTCTCAAGCCAAGGTCGATGCAAGTAAGAAGGTGAGCGCATGAGTCGCATTATTAGATATGACAGCAATGGCGAGCAATTTTTGGGCGACCCGCCATCATTGGCAGAGGTCATGGCTGATGTAGATGACCTGCGAGAGGGCAAAATTCCAGCAGATGAACTCAATGGTCGTGTATTAGATATTGTTGGGTCAATTCGTGACCTTGATGGTGAAGTCTATTCAGATGAGCAATGCTTATGGATGATTCACGATGTTATTAACAAGTGGTCAGAGATAGCAGATGAGGCTGACGTTCATGGATTTTGAGACTGTCATTCCATTCGATTCAGGGTTAAAGCCAAAGGTCATTGATCCCTGCATTCATTGTGGCAAGGCAACCCTGATGTTTATTAGCGGGATACCTATCGGTATCAATCGAATTCCATCAGATGATGGTTGGGCATGCGGTGAATGTGCTGGTTATGTGTGTGAACGCTGTGACTTACAGATTCCACTAGATGAAGAGTATCGGGTGTATTTCTCAAATTTCGGGGACGATGGAGATTACATCAATGTGCATAAATGTTGTGCAACTGAAGACGAGCAAAAGAAATACGAGGGTGTACATGATCTCAACTAAAGATGCAATTATGATCCATATGCTTAAAACAGGAACATTTGAAGATGCAACGCTTACTGTTAAAGGATTGGTTGGCGCCAATCTTGTGGCAGCACGATGCGCCCTTCAAGAATTACCTCAACCATTAACACAAGAGGATATAAACAGCGTTCTTATATACATCATAGAAGCTGAGAGAACTCTTGAATATCTTAAGGATGTGGATGAATGAAAGCCGTATCTTTATTCGCTGGTGTAGGTGGATTTGATTTAGCGTTGGAACGTGCTGGTGTATCAGTCGTTGCATCATGTGAAATCGATAAGCATGCACGTGCAGTATTAGCAAAACAATTTCCAAACTCAACCCTAATTAACGATGTAAAGGATGTAACAGGTGATCAACTTAGAGAACTCGGATTTAACGGTAGTGAAGGAATTATTGTCGGAGGCTTCCCTTGCCAAGACCTCAGCGTTGCAGGTAAACGGGCAGGACTCGCTGGATCTCGGTCAGGACTCTTTTGGGAAATCTGTCGCATCCTCGACGAAACCAAAGCGAAGTGGTTCATCCTCGAAAACGTCCCCGGTTTATTGTCATCTAACGACGGAAGAGACATGGGAACCGTTATCGGGGCGTTGGTTGAGCGCGGGTATGGGGTCGCATACAGGATTCTTGACGCTCAGCACTTTGGAGTCGCCCAAAGACGCCGTAGAGTCTTCATTGTTGGATGTCTTGGAAACGACGGGAGTGCACCTTCAGAAGTACTTGCTCTCATCGAAGGCATGCGAGGGCATCTTGAGACGAGCGACAAAAAGAGGAAAGTCATTGCCAGCGCTACTCCACTCAGCACTAGAGCGGGGCATGGGCGCAAAGTAGCAAACGCTATTCCTGCTGAGATTTACCATCATGCAACAGTAGTCAACCAAGATGTGGATAGTGGTCACCTTGTGGTACATCAAGAGTAGGAGAGCGCAGAACGTGGATGATTTTGAGACATGGGTAGATGGGGATGTAACTCCAACACTCAACGCTTTTGATAACAATGGAGACACAAGAGCTACAGTTCTTATCTTCTATGGTAATCGTGTGGATGATCTAAGAATGCAAGGCGCGGTTATCAATACGTTACAGGCCCGCATGGGCACAGGTGGAAACAATATGCCAATGGTGGCAAGAACGGATAGTGATGTGGCACAAGTAGGAAACTTTGAGTTGTATGATTTCCCTAAAGAAGATGTTTCGCCAAGTCTTAATGCTCGACGTGCTAAAGACACGTTGGCCTATGAAGATGCAACTGTTCGTAGACTTACTCCAGTAGAGTGCGAGCGCTTACAGGGGTTCCCTGATGGTTGGACTGACACACAGTCTGATTCACAACGATATAAGCAAATGGGTAATGCTGTTGCAGTGCCTGTTGTTCAATGGATTATCAACAGATTGGTGGAGGTGGACAATGGACTTAATGGAAAATCTTAAGAATAAGATTATTGAGTTACATAACGCTGGTGGTATGCCTGCTGTTGATCACTACCTAGATCAGAAATACCGGCTGATTCCGTGGGAACAATGCTTTGAATGTGACACGGTAACGCCACGAGATCCACGAACACTTAAATGTTTCTTTGAGGAGGAGCATTATGAAGACTAACCCATATGATTTTCTGTTTTGGGACAGGAATGGAAAAGCTATAACCATGAAGCAATGGTGCATTGAATCTAGTAGCAAGTATGCTTTCAAAAAGGAAACTACTGTTAATGG